CTCATCCTTTTCTATATCCCATAAGGGTTTGGCGGAACTGGCGCCGACTGGCCACGATCTACCCCGACTGGAAACGATCACGCACAGTGGCGAACGATCTAGCGCTAGCCGCATATTGGGGTTTGCCCGTGACGTGCTTGACGTCGAGTTAATGCCGTGGCAGGTACGCGCGTTGCATGGTCAAACCGCTGTTGCTGATGATGGCAGCAGGCCCCGGGTTAGTTTGGTGTCTGTCGCCCGGCAGAATGGTAAAACAGTTTGCATAGCCTCGCTACTTGGCGACTGGTTGCTTAATGAGGCACGGGAAAGAGGTACCCCGCAAACGGTTATTAGCGTGGCGCACAAATTGGATTTGGCTACAGCGCTGTTTAATTATTTGGCGCCGATACTGGAAGTTAAATGCGGGGCCGAAGTTTCATGGAGTTATGGCCGCCAAAAACTAACTATGCCCGACGGCAGCGTTTGGCATATTAGGGCGGCTACCCCGGGCGCTGGTCACGGTTACAGCGTAGATTTGCTGATAATTGACGAGGCTTGGGCGGTATCTACTGAGGCCATAGACCAAGGTTTATTACCTACCCAGCGCGCACGCAAAAACCCTTTATGCAGTATGTGGAGTACAGCGGGCGACAGTAGCAGCGTTGCCATGTTGCGTTGGCGTGAACAGGGTTTACGAACTATTGACGAAGGCAAACCCGGCAGCCTTTACTTTGCTGAGTGGTCACCTGACCCCGCCAAAATGGATTTGATGACGCCTGCCGCGTGGGCTATGGCTAACCCAGCGTTGGGGTACACCCTCGATATGGAAGTGATAGCGGCTGAGGCTGAGGCCCCGAACCGTAACGCGTTTCTACGAAGTTCGGTTAATACGTGGACTGCTGCCGCCGCTGGGTGGTTAGAACCCGGGCAGTTTGCAGCCTGCCAAACTGACGCTGTAGCCCCACCGGGCGGAGTGCTAGCAATTGAGGTAGGCGAGGATAGCGGCCACTTTTACGGCGTGCGCGCTGTCATATCGGGAACAAAAACGCACGTGGTAACCGCGTTCGTGGCTGACACTATGGCCGAAATGTGGCGGCATGTTGAGGCAGAAATAGTTAAAGCCCCAAACCTAAAACTGGCTATAGTGCCGTCGCTGGAAGTTCACTGCCCGCCAAACCTATTAAGACGGGCAACCATTGTTGGCTACCGTGAACTAAACCGGTGGACTGCTGCCGCGCGTTCGATCATTGTTGAGGGCCGCCTGTTGCATAACGGCGAACACTTACTAACAGAACACGTCGAAAAGGCAACATTGGTTAAACACAATGGCAACATAGTTATAAGTTCGCAACGATCACCCGGGCCTATCTCAATGGCACGCTGTTTAGTGTTTGCTGTTGCCTTAGTCGGCAAACCTGCCGCTATGGGCAAACCCATAATAGTTAGCGCTGCTGGCTAGTATTGGTTTGGCACTGGCTGGAAGTTACCTAGTCTTTTCGTCGGGAACTGATCGGGCCTAGTCAGTGCCACCAAACTTTTACTAGATATGGCAAACTAAACCTATGGGCCTTTTTACACGTGCTACCGCTGACAGCCGCGAACCTGTAGTAAAGGCCGCCGCCGGCAGTAATGTCGGTATGTCGCAACTCGATAACTTTTATGCGTTTACGCAAGGCAACACACGCCAACGCGCTATGAGTGTGCCGGCCATTACCCGGGCGCGCGATCTGTTGGCAAGTGTCATTGGTTGCACGCCACTAAAAATGTATAACGAAATGTGGAACGGCGAAGAAATGGAAGAGGTAGATATAGCGCCGCGTAGTTGGTTGCGTCGCCTTGACCCAGCGCTACCAAACAGCACACTATTTGCGTGGTTATTTGATGATCTTTTTTTTACTCAGCGGGCGTTTTTAGCGATCACCGCGCGCACTGCTGACGGTTTCCCTAGCGCGTTTCAGCGTATGCCTAGCGCCATGGTATTAACGCAGGATCAGGCAGGCCCCGTTTTCTTTGCACCGTCTAAACAAATAATGTTTAGCGGGTTGCCAGTAGACCACCGCGACGTCGTGCAATTTATTAGCCCTATCCAAGGTTTGTTATTTACTAGCCCTAACGCTGTTTTAACGTCGCTTAAACTCGAAGGCGCCCGGTTGCGATCTGCTGCTAACTCACTGCCCAACGGCGTATTGCGCCAAGTTGGCGGCGAACCATTAAGCGGCGAGGAACTGCAACAACTGTCGCAAAGTTTCGAGGCCGCACGACTTACGAACACTGTTGCCGCATTAAATGAGTTTGTTACCTACACCGAAACCACTACAGACCCCAGTAAACAAATGCTGGTTGAGGCCTCAGAATATCAGGCACTAGAAATAGCCCGGCTAGCAAACTGCCCGCCATATTTGTTAGGTGTAGCAACTGGTAGTTACTCATACCAAAACAGCACCCAAGCGCGGCAAGATTTATATATGTTTGGCGCCAAATTGTTTATGGACTGTATTAGCGAAACGCTAAGCGCAGATAACGTGCTACCGCGCGGCACGTACGTAAAGTTTGATATAGAGGACTACCTAAGCGAAAACTATTTGATGGAAAAAGAAAACGAAAACTACGACACTGCCGAAACTGGAGTAATGCCCAATGCTTAAACTAACTCAGCAAGAATTAACACTCGACGCGGCAGGCCCCGACGGCATGCCACGCCGCACACTGGCGGGCCTTGCCTTGCCGTACAACGTGCAAGCCACGGTAAGCGACGGCACTAAAGTTATGTTTATGCCGGGCAGCCTTGACGCTGGCGGCAAAATGCCCAAATTATATTTGGGCCATGACAGCACGCAGGCCGTAGGTTTGGTAACCGCTATGGTAGACACACCCGGCGGCATGATGTACGAAGCCCGCATAAGCGAAACCACGCTAGGAAACGAAGCGCTAGTACTGGCCGCTGACGGCGTTTTAGACGCAGTATCCGTAGGCGTAAACCCCACAAAGTTTAGTTACGACGCTGAAGGCGTAATGGTGATCGAGGCCGCCCAGTGGCAAGAATTAAGCCTCGTGCCGTTCGGTGCGTTTGCTGGCGCGTCAGTAGATCGAGTGGCCGCCAGTATCCACCAACAGCCCGACGAAGTAGAGTTAAATGATAAACAGGAACCCGTAGAGGAGAATAACGAAATGTCAAACCCAGTAGAAACCCCAGCCGTTATCGAAGCCGCACCAATGGCCCAGCCATTGTACGCGCAGCCACGCAATTTTAAGTTGCCATCGGCTAGCGAGTTTATCGCTGCAACAATTCAGGGCGGCGGCGTACTTGCCGAAATGAACGCACGTATTCAGGCAGCAGCGCCAAACATTACTACCACTGACACCCCCGGCCTGTTACCAGAAGTGCTGACCACAAATGTCTACGATTCGCTTAACCCGATCAGACCGTTTGTTAGCGCTATTGGTGCTAAGGCCATGCCACAAAGCGGCGCAACATTCCGCCGCCCAGTCATTACGGTACGCCCAGTAGTAACACAGCAGCCAACGGGCCAACTAAACCAACTTGACCCAAGCACTGTTACCGTTGCTAATAACAACGTAAACAAATTGACATTTGGAACATTTGTAACAATGTCTGAACAGGATTTAGACTGGACTGACCCAGCCTCGATTAACATTGTGTTAAACCAGTTGGCAATCGCTTACGGCCAAGCAACTGATAACTATGCAGTAGATACTTGCCATGCAGCAATTACACAAACTTCATCAGTAGCCGACACTTCAGATCCTGCCGACTGGATCGCCGCTATCTATGATGGCGCCCGTCAAATTAGCCAAACCAGCAACTACCTACCTACCCATATGTTCGTTACACCGGGTACGTGGGCAGCGTTGGGTTCATTGGTAGACAGCACAGGCCGCCCAGTATTCCCACAGATCGGCGCTATGAACGCACCGGGCGAACTGTCAGCCAACTCATGGAACGGTAACCCGCTTGGTTTGGTACTTGTAGTAGACAAGCACGCACCCGGTTCATTCATGGGACACGCAGCAGGCCCAGCAGCAGGGTTCGAGTTCTACGAACAGCAAAAGGGCGCTATCTCGGTAGACGTACCAAGCACACTTGGCCGCACTATTGCCTACCGTGGCTACGCAGCCGCGTTCATGGCAGACGCAACCAAGTTCGTTAAGTTCGTCTGATAACCGAAAGGTAGGCCAGTTATGGCCGTCTACTCGGTCACCCATAAACAGTTACTGGACAATTTCGCAGTACTGCAAACCCTCACGCCAAACGATTTAGTAGTAGGCGGCAGTTTTACAGTTGCAACAGTTGGCGTACCTTTTAACGGCACGTTCACCGTTCGGGCTATACCTGAGTATTTGTTTATTGGCGTAGACGAGTACGGTGATTTACTTTACGATTACGAAGTACCGGTACCTAATCAGGTTCTATATTCATGCACGGGAAACAACGTACAACGCAGCGCTGCCAGCGGCACAATTACGTTTACCGAAACTTGCACGTGGATTACGGCCACGCAAATAGAAGACTGGTTAGGTATTGGTACAGCGTCGGCACTTGATACGACATTCTTAACCCAATGCGCTTTGGCTGCTAATAGCCTTGCGTTTACTCGACGTCAAGAGGCAGGCTATATAGACAGCCTTACCACGTCGCCTAATGGGCAGGTAACCCTTGGCACGATCAGCCTTGGCGGTTTCTTTTACAGGCAGCGTGGCGCGGTAACAGACTTTGCAGCGTTTGACGGTATGGCCGCTGGCAGTTCGGTAGGCCTCAGCCCGGCTATTAAAATGCTGTTAGGCATACCACGGCCACAGGTTGCCTAATGCCTGTTGCCTACACCGATCTGTTTAATGAGGCGCTAGACGATCTAGCAGCCACGCTAACGACGGTTACAGGGCTGCAGGTAGTAACAGACCCCCGTAACCTTGTGCCGCCTTGTGCGTTCATAGACGCGCCTAGTTTTGTGGTTTATGGCGGCGGCGGAAACATAGTGCAACTGACCTACACGGTGCGCCTAATTACCCTTGGCCCGGGCAACCTTGACGCGCAACGAAACCTAATGCACCTAGCAAGTTTGGTAGTAGGTAAAAACGTTGCCGTAACCGCTGGCCGCCCTACTATTGCTGTTATCGGTGGGGCCGAAATGCCCGCCTACGATTTAACTATAGAAATGCAAGCCCAAACCAGTTAGGAAACCAAATGCCTTACACGATTATTAGCCCACGCTTAGGCGAACCCGGCACAGAATATGACGCCGAAAGTGCAGCCGCCAACGGCATAAACGTAGCGGCCCTAGTCGAGGGCGGCCTATTAAAGCAATCCACAAATGAAACCCCAAAACCTGCTAAAACTAATAGCAAGAACACACCAAAGGACTAACTACTATGGCAACCTCAACTTATCTCAGCAATCCGAACGTGACCGTGAACGCAGTTTCTTTGCAGGATCAGTGCCAAGGTTTGGTTTTTACGCGCACTATTGAGGCGCTGGAAAGTACCGCGTTTGGCACAACGTCACGCAGTTACACTGCTGGCCTAGAAAACTCCACGCTGCAACTTGATTTGTACGCGTCGTTTGCCGCTTCGGAAACTTACGCAACGCTTAAAGCATTGGTAGGCACCTCGGTAACCGTTTCGTGGTCACCGTCAGCAACCAGCCCCGGCACTGCTACCAACCCAACCATGACCCTTACAGGCGCATACTTGGAAGCGATCCCTTACACAATGGCACTAGGCGCATTGGGTACCGTAAGCGTTACCTTTACAGGCGGCGTTTACTCAGTAGTCGAAGTTTAATTAAAGCCGGCAACGGCCCGACACAAAGGCAGGCACAATGCAATTAACACTTAAAGCAACGTTTAACGACGGCACGACAAACACGGTTACCACCAATTTAAGTACGGTGGTTGCTTGGGAACGCAAGTACAGGCGTAAGGCGTCAGAAATGGCGCAAGGCGTAGGCGTTGAGGATTTGGCGTATCTTTGCTACGAAGCAACACGCGCTACAGGTACCACGGTACCGGGCAACCTTGACCAGTTCATTAGTTCGCTGGCGTCTATTGAGGTAGTCGAGGCCGCTGACCCAAAAGCCTAAACGGCACGGTGCGCCGCGCACTTGCCGAAATCTTAGTAGCAACAGGTTTTTGGCCTAGTGAACTATCATTCGAGTTAGACGATATGAACGCCACCATAGAAATACTGAATAAGCAACGCGGCGGTAGGTAATGGTTGCGCGCGCGGCTATCCCCGAAATCTACGGTATTAAAGAGGCGCTAAAAGAGTTAAACGATTTTGATAACAAGTACAGGCGCGAAGTAACTAAACAGATCGGCGGCGCTGGCCAGCAGATCGTTAGCGAAGCGCGTAGCATGGTTGCCCATTTTGATAACAGCAAACAAAACGGGGCGCCGCTGTCGGGCATGGTTCGCGGCAATTTAATTAAAGGCCGTAATACCAGTTGGAAAACAGATCAGGTACAAAAAGGTTTTAAGGTAAAAGTAGGCGTACGGGCTAGCAAGGAACGCTACGTAAACTTTAACCGTAGTGATGATCTAGGCAACCGTTATACCAGCCAAGTGGTTTACGGTTCTAAGCCTTACCAACTTATGGTTATCCAACAGGCTGACGCTGCAGGCGCAATTTATGACCATGCCGGGGCACAAACTCAGGGCACGTTTGTAACAAACCTTGACGTGGAAGTAGGCGGCCAGCCCCGCGCTGTAGATATTGCGGTAGAAAATAACCGCGAGGCAGTCACCGAAAAGGTTATGCAAATCGTAGATACTGTTATGGAAAAGACAAACCGAAAACTGGTAACACGCCATGGCAATTAACATACCGATAATCAGCAGCCTCGAAGGCAAAGGGTTTCAGCAAGCAATCACCCAACTAAAGGCGCTAGAAACCACGTCGCAAAAAGCGGGCTATATAGCAGGTAAAGCGTTTTTGCCAGCGGTTGCCGCTATGGGCGCGCTTACTGTTGCTGCCGGGTACAGCATTAAAGCCGCCGTAGAGGACAGCGCCGCGCAAGCGATATTAGCCAAAACCCTACAAAACGTTACTAGCGCAACCGACAGCCAAATAGCCGCAATCGAGGAACAAATATCGGTAATGTCGCTGGCTACTGGCGTTGCTGATGATGAACTACGCCCAGCGTTTGCGTCACTGGTTCGAGTAACCCAAGACGTAACGGCAGCAACCGACGGCCTAAAACTTGCTATGGATATCTCAGCCGGCACGGGCAAGGATTTAGGTTCGGTTAGTGACGCGCTAGCGAAAGCGTACGGCGGCAACTATAAAGCGTTAGGCCTGCTGTCGCCTGAACTAAAGAAAATGATTAAAGACGGTGCCAGCCTCGATGAAGTTATGGCTGCTATGGCTAAAACGTTTGGTGGTCAAGCCGCTGTTGCAGCAGGTACCGCGCAAGGGCAATTTAAGCGCCTTAACGTGGCACTTGACGAAGCCAAGGAAAGTATAGGCATGGCGTTATTGCCTGCTGTTATGGAAGTGTTGCCGTACCTAATTAACTTTGGTAATTGGGCTGCTGACCATACAGGGATTTTGTTAGGCGTCGGCACTGCTATAGCCGCAATATCTACCGCGCTTATCGGATTTAAGGCAGCGCAAATTATCGCTAACGCGGTAACCGTAGTAACCACGGCGCTGAACTGGTCACTGGCTGCCAGCGCTGCCGCTGCCAACACGGCCCTAACGTTGGGCGTAGGTGCTGCCGCTATTGCTGCCGGGCTAGTAGTTGCTGCTGGCGCGTTTATGGTTTACAAAAACGCCACCAAATCAGCCGTGGAAGGTAATCGCACGTTTGGCGGTTCGCTAACGCCACTGCCCCCAGCCATTGAGGAAGTAGACACTGCTATAGGCGGGGTATCCGATAAGGCTAAGAAAATGGCTGAACGCGTTAAAGAGGCCAGCGACGCACTTAAAACATATTTGGCAGACGCACTAGCCAACGCGCAAACCCAGTTAGCCGAAGCGCAAGAGGCGTTTAACGATTTTGCTACAAACGTTAGCGACGGCATTAAAGACGCGTTTAGTTTCCAAGACGCTAAAGACGCAGGCGACGAAACAGGCGCCGGGTTTCTACAAGGTTTACGAGATCAGGTAGCAGGTATTGTTAAGTACGGCCAAGACGTCAAAACGCTGTTGCAGTTAGGACTATCCCAAGAAGCGTTGCAGGCTGTACTCGACGCAGGCGGCGAAAGCGGCGCGGCTATTGCAGCCGAACTTATTAAGGGCGGCGCTACAGCAATCCAAGAAACTAACGCCCTAGTGATGGCAGCCGAACAGGCCGCGTTTACTATCGGTCAGTCAGCCGCTAGCCAATGGTACGGTGCCGGCGTTTCTAACGCCCAATCTTATTTGCAGGGCGTCGAGGCGGCGTTTGCTGCAGCCCAAGCCAAGTTGGGGCAAAAGGGTATTAAGTTGCCTGACATTAAAGGCATAGGCGCAGGATTTGCGGAAGCAATCAGCCCGCAACCAGTAGGCCGAGTAATACCTCAACGCCCGGGCCAAGGCTATGAGGATTTCGCAAGCCTTACCGTAAACGTTACGGGCGGCCTTGCTACTAGCGCCGAAGTAGGGCAAGCGGTAGTAAACAGTATCCGCGCCTATAACCGTTCAGCAGGCCCCGCAAATATACAGGTGGGCTAATGGCCACGTCAGTAATTGCCAGCGGCAACTATGAACTATTTATAGACACTGGTTTTATACTTGACGGTTTCACGCTTGACTCAGCAACGCAAGGCGTATTAAATAACACCGAATACGTTTTAGACGGCACTACCGAGTTTGCGCCTATGTTGGAATACGCTAAAAACGTTTCGGTAAACCGTGGCCGCCGCGAGATAGGTGACCAATTCAGCGCTGGCACAATGTCGTTTACCCTTGACGACACACTAGCCAACGGCATACTAAACCCGCTGTACACGTCTAGCCCGTTCGTAGACCCTGCCGGGCAGTTCACCTTGGCGCCTTTGCGTCGAGTATCGCTAGGCCGTTACGACAGCACCAACACGTTTATAACGCTGTTTGTAGGGCAAATAGTGAACTATGATTATTCGTACGAGTTGGGCGGAAATAATACAGTTACCGTTTATTGTGCAGACGATTTCTACCTACTGGCGCAAACCAGCCTTGCCGAGTTTAACGTTTCCGAGGAACTGTCTAGCGCCCGCCTTACCGCTGTACTCGATCTACCCGAAGTTAATTACCCGGCACTTAGTCGCAACATAAACACTGGCACCCAAACATTGGGCGGCGCCTCGGCCTACACCGTGCCCGAAGGTACCAACGTAAAGGCCTACTTAAATCAAATACAGCAGGCCGAACAGGGTCGCGTTTTTATGTCAAGAACGGGGGTGCTGAACTTTGACCCGAGGATAGGTAATACTCTCAGCGGCAGCGTTGCAGACTTCCACGACGACGGCACAAACATTCCATATAACAATTTGGGCATAACCTACAACGCTGACCAAATCGTAAACAGGGCCAGCATTCAGCACTTAGGCGCTACGGTGCCTGAGGTTGCTGACGATCTAGCCAGCCAAGCCAAATACCTAATACAAACGGTAAGCATTACCGACAGCCTGCTTCACAATGACGCCGCCGCCGCAACCCTCGCCAGTTACCTATTGGTAGGCGAACCCGAAGCCACGTTTACAGCGGTGCAAACCGATTACCTAATGCTGACCACGGCCCAACGCGAAACCCTAGCCCTAGTAGATATTGGCGACACCATAACGATTACGAACACTATTGCCGGCGGCCAAGTAGCCCAAGAATTATCGGTCGAGGGCGTGGAACACCGCCTAGATTTTGTTAGCGGTCACCGGGTCACCTACTACACGGCGCCTACCGTGATCGTTTATGAGTTCATACTTAACGATCCAATTTATGGCAAACTAGACATACAAGACCCGCAACCCGTTTTAGGATAAAGTACCCAATATGGCAACTACCCCGTACCCGTTTGTTAGTGGCGCTGTTTTAACCGCGTCGCAACTTAATTCGACGTTTAACGTACCTGTAAACGCACAAACCGCTAGTTATGTGCTAGTGGCTAGCGACGCAGGTAAGCGCGTACAAATGAACGCTGCAGGCGCAACTACGATTACGGTTAATACGTCACTATTTAGCCCGGGTGACAGCCTTTTTATTCAGAACATTGGCGCGGGTACTTGCACGATTACTGCTGGTACGGCAACAGTTACAACCGCTGGCAGTTTAGCGTTGGCACAATGGGGGGGTGGCACGCTTTATTTTACCAGTGCTAGTGCTGCTGTTTTTTTTAGCGGTGCGGGTAGCGCTTATGGAACAGCAACCGGCGGCACGTCGTCAAGCATTACGGTTGGCGGCATAAATTACACGCTTTTAACTTTTACTAGCGACGGAACTTTAACGGTAACTAAGTCTGGCATTTTTGATTATCTTGCTTTTGGCGGCGGTGGTGGCGGCGGCGGCGAATGGGTAGGCCGTCAAGGCGGCGGCGGTGGTGCGTCTGCACAATCAAGCGGTGCAATTTATTTAGCGGCCAATACTTCGATAACGGTGGGTGCTGGCGGTGCTGGCGGTGCGGCAGGCAATAACGGAACGAACGGCAACCCAAGTTTAATCGGTACGGCGTTTGGTGTTTTAGGTGGCGGCGGTGGCGGTTGGTCAGACGCGGCAGCAAGTCGCGGTGGTTGCGGCGGTGGTGGTTCAATGGGCAACGCTGGCGCTACTTCTTTGTATGCAAATACTTCTTACGGGTTTTCGGGTGGTAACGGTCAATCAGGTTCTAGTACTGCTGGCGGTGGCGGTGGTACTGGCGGGGTAGGTGGCAACGGCCCAACAGGTACGGGCGGCCTTGGTATTCAGGTAAATACTTTTATTGGCGGTTCGTCTTTGTTTAAGGCGGCTGGCGGTGGTGCAGGCGCTAACGCTGGCGGGTCAGGTATTGGCGGTTCAGGTTCGACAGCGGCAGCAGCCAACACGGCTAG